ATATCTTTTTTAAATTCTATTATATCTATCATTATTCCTCCTCGTCTATTGTCTCTTTATTTATTTGATATAAGAATGCCTCAAGTATCATTGCACTATGTGTACGTAAATCATCTCGTACTCTATCATTCTTACTCCAGTTAAGTAAGTCTCTTATTAACCATAAGATTATTCTCGTTAACTGTTTGTTGTTTAATAGTTGTAATTTATTTATAGCTTCATCCATAGTATATCCTTTCTTGGACAGCTTCGTGCTGACCTCCTGAGAGAGAAGCACGAAGTCTATCCTATCATTAATTAAAAGGGTGCATCATCGAATATAAACTCACTTCTAACTAGATTGAGTACATTCAAATCAGCATTTATCTTTTCGTCAACCATACCTTCATGATATGACGTTACTGCGTCAATTATCATTTGGTTTAGCGTTTGTGTTTGTGCTGCATTTAGTATCGGTTTAATAACGTCAACTGCTTGCTTTAGTTCTACTATATTTTCCATAGTTTCCTTTCATAGTTATCTTTAGTATACATACACGCCTGACATATCAAGCGTGTATATAATATTTATCTGAATGCTAATCGCATTTGTGTTAACTTGCTTAATGGTCTACGAGATACTTCCCATAAATCCTCGCCTTGCATGTATGCTTGGCTCGCACAGTCAACGTAATGAATGTTAAGTGGATACTTAATTAGTTCACCACTACTATCTCTCTTCGTACCTGGTTTATAGTATGCGTCTTTATGAAAGACTATTGGGTACGTACATACTCTACATATTTTCTTAGTTTTAAATTTAGTCATAACTTAATTCCTTTCTTTGACTAATTACTTACAGAACATAACATATGTTCTATAGTACCTACCAAAGGGGATGATAGGTACTAACAACATATAGCTTAGAAGTCAGCTTCTACAGCTTCCATAACCTCTACTTCTACAACCTCAGCTACATTAACTTCGGTCTTAGGACCTTTGTAATATAGTGATGTTGGAGATTGGTTATGTAATTCGAGCAGTTGCTTTTCAGCAGCATATTTTTGTTCTAACAAAGCCGCAACTGTTGGCTCTGTTTTATCTAAGTGTAACCACATAGTAGTTGTAGCTTTCTTAGTTTTGCTGTATCTTGGCAGACCTGGTTGTAATCTATCCTCAAATGGTAGTTCTTTACCAGTTACGCCACATATAGGTGTTACCCATTCTCTTTCGGCTGCCATAATAATAACCTCCTTTTATTATTGTTAATTTGTTATTTATAGCTGATATATACATTTTATATATATCTAGAGTCTTTCTGACCCCGTGGGTCGGAAGAAAGACTTTGAGATATATACAAGTTAAGATATATACAAATCACTTTGATTATCCAAATCTTCTTGTATTACAGCAACTTCTTCAATACATTCATGGCATAATCCATTGAATATATTGTGAACTTTTAAGTCGCCACACATATTACATTTATACATTACAATCTCCTTATTACAATATAGAATCAGACGTTCTGACTCTGCGAGTCGGAAGAACGTATGATACTTTATTGTGTAGTTATATATAGATTACATATCCTTACAAGGGAACTTAAAGTAACCATATATCTCTATAAATTAAAGCATCTGGTATTCATACCTTCTGACTCTGTGAGTCGGAAGAAGGTATGTATACAAGATAATATATTTTTCTATAAGCTTCTGTAATTATGTACCTATTACAAGTGTATGACTAGCATATGTCAATCTTGACTCTTCTTATATAGTACGTATGTCTAAAAATATATGCTGGTAATTCAGAAGAAACCCTGTCTGTATGGGCGTTAGCGGGCATTAGGGTTATATTTTTGACTTAACATGTTTTAGTGTCCTTGGGTACTGCCTTTGTCTTTCTAGTGTACTGTCTTGCCAGTCAGCAGCTTTCCGCATCCCGATTGCAACTTCACCTGTAACAAAATACTTGTGTTAAGTGTTTGTAATAAACAAGACTATACCATATAATTCTCACTATACAAACATCTAAAGAAAGATAGTGAAATATGGTAGATACTACCAATAATGTAATCTGTATAGCAGAGGGCTGTCGAAAGAAACTTAAGGGCAAGCAACGTAAATTTTGTTCTCCTACTTGCCAAAAGAGACAGTTTGCAAGAGACAAATACTATAACAAAGAAGATGACATAAAACCTATCAATATAGATAGAAAATCAGACGATGGCGACTATGCTAGTGTTAGAAGAGGTCAGTATTACCGAGCTTTCGTAAGTGAGGGAATAGCTGACACAGTTGCAACAGGCGACATGACGGTAGCTGACGCAGCTTCCATGCTAGGTTGCACGTCTGCTACTGTCTCTCGCATGCTCGCTGCCTACAAGATAGACAGTAAAAATGCTATAGCAGCAGAAGATTGGGAGTTATCAGAGGATGCAAAGGACGCATTAGAAAATTTCGCTACCTTCCGACAAAAATATTTCCGAACCGAACTAGGTAAACAGTATGACACCGCGCCTTTTCATACTAACTGGATAAATAACATTATAGATAGTATAGAAAACGGTAAAGAACTTTTAATATTAAGCCCCCCTAGACATGGAAAGACAGAACTGTTAATACATTTTGCTGTGTACCAGATATGTAAGAATCCAAACACACGTATCATGTGGGTAGGTGGAAACGAAGATATAGCTAAGAATGCCCTTAGCGCAGTCCTAGACGTGCTTGACACGAACGAAGAGCTAAGAGAGGCATATTGTATGCCAGGTACATCTTTTAAGCCAGACAACCGTTCTGGTAAGAACTGGTCACAGAATCAATTTACTGTAGGTACTCGTACTGTTGCAGGTATTAAGTCACCGACAATGGTAGCTGTAGGTAAGGGTGGAAAGATTCTATCACGTGACTGTGACATAATTATTGCTGATGACATTGAAGACCACCAGACTACACAACAACCTGGTGCAAGAGAAAGCACAAGACAATGGTGGACTACAACATTATCAAGTCGTAAAGAGGAACACACAGCTGTAATTGTAATTGGGTCTAGACAACACCCTGATGATTTATATAATCATTTACTTGCATCAGATAATTTTATGAGCATAGTAGAAACAGCACATGCTATAGATTGTGCAATACCAGAACACGAAGAAGAGAATCATGTCGAATGTATGTTATGGGCTAACAAACGTTCTTTTAAATGGTTAATGTCTAGGTTGCATTCTGCTGAATCAACAGGTGGTAGACAAACATTTGAGATGGTTTATTTTAATCAAGCATACATAGAAGGTACACAGATATTTACAATGTCTATGATTGACCAATGTATGCGACCAGATTTAACGTTAGGTCAGGTATATAAAAACTTACATTTAGTTGCTGGACTTGACCCTGCATCAGCAGGATACCAAGCATCAGTACTTTGGGGTATTGATGTATATAGAGCTGAATTATATTTAGTAGATTTAGAAAATAGACGAGGAGGCGGAGTAAGGGCTGCACTTGACCAAATATCTGATTGGCTACATAAATACGATTGTAGACATTGGATAGTAGAAGAAAATGGTTTCCAAACTGCTATTAGACAAGATGAAAAGATAAAAGAATTTACTTTACGTTCAGGTGTACAGATACAAGGACACTTAACTGGAAAGAACAAACATGACCCACTATATGGTGTAGGTGCAATGGCTGATTTATTTGAAAATAAAAAAATACATTTACCTACTGGTGATGGTGGTTCAAATGCAAAGATACAGCAATATCGACAACAACTGTTATACTTTGATGGAAAACCTGTTTCAAAGCGGAACAAGGAAAAAACTGATATAGTTATGGCTAGTTGGTTTCCGATGAAGGTTTTTAGAAGGCTGCAGAAAGAACGGGCTGCTGATATAGGACTAGATTACACACCTAGTTATGGAGAGTACAAGATGACAGATATGAATGACGCACCATGGGCATAGAAAATTTAGACGTTAAATCTTACAAAGAAATAGTTAGAAATGCTGCTGAGTTAACTACAGGCAAATTAACACAAGAACGTCAAGTTTCTAAAGCAAGAATTAAATCAATACTTAATGGTGGTGCAGATGGTATTAAAGCATTACTAGGTAACACAATGGAGACCTCTGATGCTGACTTACTACCAGCTCCTAACATGTTGCAGTCTGGTATTGACCGACTTGCACAAAAGATTTCAGGTATACCTCAAGTACGAGTAGATGTACCAAACAGTAATGACTCTACTAGAAGTAAAATACGTGCAGAAAAATTAGAACGTATTGTTAGTAACTATGATGACAAACAAAATTTAAGTTTACAACTAGCACAAGCTGCAAGATGGTTGCCAGGATACGGTTACTGTGCTTGGGTAATAACAACTAAAAGAGATAAGAATGGTTTTTATTATCCATCTGCAGAACTAAGAGACCCTTATGATACCTTTCCAGGTAACTTTGGTCCTGACCAACAACCTAGAGAAATGGCTGTTGTTAGAAGAATACCAAGATATAAACTTGCTCAAATTTATCCAGAGTTTGCTAAAGAGATTTTAAAAGAAGATGAGGATGATAAAGAGAATGATAATTACTCTGATACTGCTACACCGTTTATGTCTTATGAAGGTGCTAGAGAACAGAAATGGGAAGATAACACATACTCTGGTGTAAGAATAATTGAATACTATGACATGGGTGGTACTTATGTTGTATTCCCAGAACGCAATATGATATTAGATTTTATACCTAACGTATTATCAACACCACCATTTGTGTTTATGAAAAGAGTTTCTTTCGATGCATTAAAAGGACAGTATGACCATGTTATAGGTTTGATGTCTATGATGGCAAAAATAAATATTATGTCATCTATTGCAATGGAAGATGCTGTGTTTACAGAAACTAACATATCGGGAGAGATAGAATCCGGACAATACAGAAAAGGTAGATTTGCGGTAAACCATCTAGCTCCAGGTACACAAGTTTCTAAACCACAGAACAATATACCGTATCAATTGTTTCAACAAGTTGATAGATTAGAACGACAACTACGTATGGTTGGTGGTTACCCAGTTACTGATGACTCACAGTCACCTAACTCTTTTGTTACTGGTGCTGGATTATCAGAACTTAACTCAACTATGTCATTAATGATTAATGAGTATAGAGAAATTATAAAACTTGCAATAACCGAAATGGACTCTAAGAGATTAGAAATGGATGTAGTTCTTTCTTATACACAAGAAATACAGAAAAAACCTATGGCTGGTTTCTTTAATGGTTCTGCTTTTACAGAAAACTACAGTCCTCTTGCTGATATTGGTGGAGATTTTAGAACAAGACGTATCTATGGTGTTATGGCTGGATTTGATGAACCACAAAAAATTGTAACTGGTTTGCAATTATTACAAGCTGGTGTTATAGACACAGAAACTTTACAAGATAACATAGATGGCTTAGACAATATAGCTAAAGTACAAGAACGTATACGTAAAACTAAAGCTGAACAAGTGTTATTTGATTCTATACTTGCTAGAGCAGCACAAGGTGATGCATCTGCAACTATGGCAGCTATAGCTATTTACGAGTTCCCTAATGAAATGACAGCTATTATGAAACAGTTTTACACTCCTGAAGAACCACAGATGACACCTGAACAGGAGATGATGATTCAACAACAAATGATGCAACAGCAGATGGGAGGACAAGGTGGACCGCCAACAATGGCACAAGCATTTGGAATGTAGTATGGATGAATATTTAGAAACAGAGTTTTGGGATATGATATATCAAGAATATGGTGTGGAAGATGAGCTAGATATATTATCTGAAAACATATCTGAAATTATTATGCCTAGAAAAGGTATTATTATTTTAATTACAAAGGATTATAACGATGGCAAAGAAACGTTCTAATAGAGGCGGATATAGACAACCTGCTAATCCTGCACCTGTAGCTACACCACAAGGTGGGCAAAGGACTGACGGAGGTCCAGGTAGTTCTAAACAACCTCTTAGAAGGCTTCCAGACGCTGATTATGGTGCAAATAAAGCATTTGTTGAACAACAACAAGCATCTCCCCTACCTTCACAACAAGGCATAGTTACACCTAATATCTTTGCACCTACTGAAAGACCTACTGAACCTATTACTGAAGGTGTACCAGTAGGACCAGGTAGTAATGGTGTACGAATGACTGACAATGTAGATATGATGCTACAAGCTATGTATGAAATAAATCCATCACCAGTTATATTAGAGTTAATAAATAATAGGAATAGATAATGGGTTTTCACCTTTTTGATGAAAACGAAGAAATGGATTTTATCTTAGGTAATACCTATGATGATTTACAAATTGGTCAACTAAATACACAGTTTGCATTACAACCTCAAGTTGTATCTGAATTAGAAAAAGTAACTGAAAAGTTTCAAGTACCTGCAGATATAGCATTACCTTATGTTTTAGCAGGAGGTACAGCTGAAGCAGATACTATAAAACAAATTGCAGATGATGTTGCTTACAACCGTGCTAAAAAAGAAGCTGTTATTTGGGAAGAATTACAAGAAAAATATCAATACGAATCTTTAGAAGATAATATGAAAATGACTTTAGGTACATTACTTAAAGGAGATGCACAATTAGGTGTATGGGCATTTGCAGGATTAGATGCATTATTTCAAACATTTGGACCATCAGGTAAATGGTCTGTTGCTGCTAGCGCTCTTAACTTAGCAGTACCTGGTCAACCTATGGTAGTAGGTAGGTCACAAGCATATTTAAGAGATTTAAAAGAATATGACGATATGTTACAAAAAGGTTATACCAAAGCTGAAGCACAAGCAAAATTACAAATTGATGTATCTTTTACTGAAGTAGAAAATATTGGTAAAGATACTAACTTAGTAGGTGATATACGTAAACACCTTGC